CCACCAACTTGATGGACCAATATATTTATGTGTCTGCCCGACCCCGAACTGCGGCAATAAGGTTTCTGGGGATTTAAAAAAGGGTGAAGGAAAATGGGGACATTTAGAAAAAAGGTGAAGGAAAGGTGAAGGAAAATGGAAACATTTAGTTTTTTGATTGGGTTAATGGCGGGTCTTGTGATCAGTGTACCCTACGCAATTTATATATACTACACAGACCCGATAACCCGCTTACGAAGAAAACACAAAAAAGAACCACCGGCAAGTGTGCCTAGGTACAAAAAAGTCAAAGATGTTCACTGTGTACGGCATATGTTTTTTTGCAGAAGATGTAACTGCATACTACTAACGTATGCGAGAGAAAAGAAGATACATGCCTTTTTTTCTCTTTCTCCTATGAAAATAGAGTGCCCGCAATATAGTTTAAGCGTGAACCATTGCCCAAAATGCAAACAGTTTCTTATATGGACTGATTATGATATTCCATGGGTTTATTGGAAATAAAAAAGAGATAACCCTATCCCCCGCTAGGTTATCTCTAATTGATGTTTCGATTCACACTATGCTACATCTGTACTAATTATAAACTACAATAACACAATTGTCAAATGGGGGAAGAAAAATGAGAAAATACAATTTACCAAAAGAAACAAAAAAAAGCTGCTTAAAAACAGTGGAACGTTATTTTACAGGCGAAAACACGGGGACATATCACCGCCAAATATCGCACCACATTACAAATGCACTAGACATAGCTTTAAAGGATTGTGTTGACCCGCACAAAACAAACTTAAAAAACGCAATAATTGATAGTTGTATAAAAGCTAAAAAATTCAATTTCCATAACCAAAATTTACCTATGGCAAAATCGACCTTTTATAACAAACGCAATAGATTTTTGTATGAGGTTGTGTTAAGCACAGAAATAATCGCCACACACAAAATGGAGGGAAAATGACAGCCCCCGAATACTGGCAACACCCGGATATAATACAAGCTCGTGCTATGCCAATGATAAACAGACACACATTGGCAGTTCAAGACCAACTAGACAGCATAACAACTAGCTTTCCGCCAAACACAGGCATTTTGTCCAGTTACAAAGTCAATAGACTACACAGGCAGATAGACAAATGGCGGGAGGCAGGTTTTTATAGCAGCAACGAATTGGCGGCAAGAGCATCATATTTAAGACGTAGACGGCATATTGAGAGCAATCAAGCCTTTGAACTGCTTTTACTCGCCGCTTTTGTAGAGCATTACAGCAATATATTAAACGATACCGCCCCGCTATATGAAGCTGTAGCAAGAGAAAAATACCATGTTTTTACTGGCGAGGAGATAGACAACACACCATACAACCCCTACAGTACTATTTTGCCAAACGGGTCAACAATGGCGGTAATGGTACACGTAGAAGCTAGCCACAGGGCAAGAAGAATGAGCAGGACAATACACTCGTACCTTGCGGGCGGTGAAGATGACGAAGCCCTATTTTATGACATGACCACAAGAGAGATGAACACAGCAAGAAACCAGTTACTAAAAAAGAGAGAAAAGGGCGGCTTTTCTGGCATAATGGAGCGGGTAATGCTGTTTGCTATAGGTTATGCGGTGTATGAGGCATTAAAAAAGAAAGATAGTGACGGCGAGGCGGGTTATTATGTTTTCCATGCCGTTATGGATGGAGCAACAACAGAAAACTGTTTAAAACTAGACGGTAAACGAATACCGATAAAGGATGCCGTGCTAGGGGTAAACCTACCCCCCATTGTTGCCCCCCCACACCCTTGCAGGAGTTGGGTTGAAGTTGACAATATGCGGGGACGTGGTATAATAGAAAGAGGAAAAAACGTTGCAACACATGGAAATATACAGGAAAAATTAAAAAAAGGTGAGTATGTTGATACTGTAGTGACCAACAAAGGTAATATTATTGATATTACACCTACTGGAAAGCACAGTGTCACACGTGATAACTTACTGAAAGGTGAGCCTAATTCAAGTGTTGATATTTTGGATAGGGAAGGTGGTTTTGCAACTCGTAGGTGGTTCAACGAAAGTGGCAATCAATTTAAGGATGTAGATTTTACAGACCACAGCAGACCAGCTAAGCACCCCGAACATCCGCATGAGCATGGACGAAGAGAGGGGCGGAAAGGAAGTAAAAAATGAGGGAAAAAATCAGTTTTAAAGATTTTGAAATAGTTATGCAAGATGATGTTTTAAATTATGACCATAACGTATTGGATATTGGTTTTTACATTGACGGTTGTAATATTTACCGTGTAACTTGGATGGGAAAAGCTAAAGATGAAGAAACAGATGGCGATTCCTATTGGTTTGGACTTGACAACAGTGAAGAAGAAGGACACGACTATCCCACATTTGAAGAGTTCACAAATGCTAAGGTATTTTATGGCACTCATAGCCTAAAAGACCTGTGGGACAAAGTATCAATAACCTCGTTAAACGGTGGCACGTGCGAGGAAATGCTACCGTACTATATAAATAACTAGAAGGCAAGATAGGAGAGAGCAAAGCATGAACTGGACAGTCGAAAAGGTTAAAAATGCACTAAAAGAAGAAGGGTTCTCTGTTACTGAAGAATCAAATATAAAGAATAATACTGGCACAAGGCTTACTCTTGAAAACGGTGCAATAGTTAATGTTTTTAACACAGGAAAGGTTAATGTTCAAGGTAAGAACCATGAACAATTGAGTCCCTTGTTTGACGGTGAGAAAATACAATCTCAGTATATCAACAAGAATGTCTTTGTTGTATATGGTCACGACACTACAAGCAGAGACCAGCTAGAGTTGTTTTTAAAGAAAACAGAGTTTACTCCTATAATACTAGACCAACTCGCAAGTGGTGGCAAAACAATCATTGAAAAGCTAGAAAGCAATATTAAAGCGGCAGATTTTGGTGTTGTGCTTCTTACCCCAGACGATGAGGGTCACAAAAAGGGAGATGAACAAGCCAAAATGGGAAGAGCAAGGCAAAATGTTGTGCTGGAGCTTGGAATGCTCCTTGCTTTGTTAGGACGTGAAAATGTCTTCATTTTAATTAAAGAGCAAGAAAACATTGAAAAACCATCTGATATAGCGGGTTTGATTTATATGCCTTTCAAAGAGAATGTAAAAGAAATAGGTCCTTTTTTCGCTAAGGAAGTGGAGCGGTTTGGGATCAACATTCCCGGAAGTGCGTTATCTTAAGCATATAGCCGTTGTTATAATAAATAATTGAAGACAAGAAAGGAGAACCTAGCTTGGATTTAAAAAGCATGAAGCGACTAGAAGATTTAAAAGAAATACATGCGGAACTATCCAAAAATTTCCTTAATTTTTGTGAGTTAGAACTAAAAAAATTTATAGCAATATTATTCCAAGATTTTCACCAATATTATACCGACAACGGATTTGGTATAGCAACGACGGACATTAGCATTACAGCCACATATAAAAATTTAGAAGCGACTTTAAAAAAGCAAATACCAAACACAGCCTATTATTATATGGGTACGATGTATGTGTTATATCTAGTATTTAGCAATGGTAAAACAATCAAGTTGGATTTGTTTATAAATCCCGTTACAAGCAAATCCCTTGCAGCTGTAGACAACGCTAGGGATGTATGTGAAAATACAGAGAGTATGGAAAATAAGATTGAGTGTTTGAAATTGGCTATAGAAGAAATTGAAAATTTAGATTTTTCAATAATAGTGAAAAAACACATAGGTGCAGGCAAAACAGAGATATCAAAAAAGAAATATATAGGCATTGTTGATATATTAGATGACTATATTGGTGCTTGAGATATAAACAGTAAACCGCCCAAATGCCTAGCTAGGGCGGTTTTTTGTGTACAAAAAAAGAATGGACTCACATGGCTTGATTTTCTGTTATAATAAAAACACAAACCAAAGGAGTGAATAATTTATGACAACAGAAACATTTGCAAAAATGCACTTTATGGGAGAGGGCGGGGATATTGTGTTGCCCCTAAACCCTAGCGATTTCCCTATAACACGCCCAACAGAAAACATTGTGCATCATACTTTCGGGGCTGGTTATGTATCTATTGGCAACGACCCCAAGTTACGGGAGTTTACTATAGAGAGTCAATTTTGGTCTGCTAAGTTGCCGGAAGGGGGGTTACAAGCTGTAAATGCGTATAAAGAATTTTTTGAAAAGTGGCAGGACAGCCGAAAATATAAAAGACTGGTTGTTGAGCATATAGACATAAATATACTGGTTTTGTGCAATGGGTTTGATATTGAGTATAGAGCCAAGGCGGAAGACGATATATATTACACGCTGAACTTGATAGAACACCCGCCATTTGGCAAGCGTAGCCCAGCCGAAGGGGATACGCAAAGCCCAAGCCCATACGATAACACAAACCCACCACCACGACCACCAGAGAATAAACCCCCAACAACACAAACTTACACAATAGTACCAGGTGATAACCTTTGGGCAATAGCACGCAAACATGGGCAAGACGGTACAGCATGGCGTGAACTGTACAATTACAACCGTGATATGTTACACCAAAATGTAGAAAACAGGCCGAGCTGGAACGCAGGTGATTTAATTTTTCCGGGGCAGATGCTACAGATACCAACAGACTGGGGGAGCTAATGAAAACAGTAAACTTTGGTAAAATAGGGGATATAGTGAGCCATCATTTCGACCGTGATTTGATTGATATAAACAGAGAAGTTAAGGGCAGTAAAACTCTTGTGAATGTGTATAAAAATATTCCCGTGAGCATAACACACCGTTCAGTAGATAGTGCAGAACCTACTCCACTTGAAACCACAACAAAAGAGCAGTCATTGCGTATAATGGCACGGTTAAGTGTGGATATACAAAATCATGATTTTATTATAGCAAAAAAGATAAGCCATAGCGGTGCAACAATAGCAACATATCAAGGTTACTGTGGTATGCCCTACAGAATGCAAAGCCGCCAGCGGGTAGATGTTATAATGCAGGATAAGGGAACACCGACAATTGAAGAGTTGGAATCTGCTCCACCAATAGAACACGCAATAAAACCTTTTACAAGCGGAGCTTTTATACGCAATGATGGGAGTACGGGATTTGGGTTGCATTTGTACAAAAGCATTGTAATTGAGCCAATCGAAAAGGGAGTTTTTGCAATATCTGACATAACCTTTTTCCATGCCGATATAAGGCGAAATTTGACCTTAAAAGCAGCTGATAGGGTTATGATATTGCCCGAGGGCATAATAGGGCAAATAAGTGCAATAGAACGCCAAAAAGATGGGTATAAAATCCGCTACACGGAAGTTAAACCAACAGAAGACGAAAAGCAAGCATATTTTACTAACATGTATGATTAGGGGGATGGAACATGAAAGAATACGCAGAAGCACTAAAAAGAATGCAGGCGGGTTTACCTGATGCAATAAAAGAATACTCGCATAACACAGCAGAAGCCTTTAAAGATGTGGCAAAAGCAAACACACCAGTAGATACAGGGGCAATGCAAGGAGCGTGGGAGGTGCAGGAAGTTGAGCAAGAGGGTAGCACAACAACAGCAACAGTTGTAAACAACATGTCATATGCCTCCTTTGTTGACCGTGGCACAAAGTTCATGAAAGGTGCATACATACAAGAAAAGGCGAAATCGCAAGTAGAAGCTACAGCCGATAATCGTTGGAACATAAAACTTGACGAAAAGCGAGGGAAATGGGGATTATGACAGAGCAAACCAAAAGACATCACCAATGGCATATCTGGGAGCCGCCAAAAGATGCAAGTGTGTTTGAGCCTGAAGATTTAAAACTTGCTCTAGCAGCCGAGCTTCACAAGCTAACCGATGGGGAAATATCAATATTGAGAGAATTTAGGACAGATGCCCCATTGCCATATTTTTTCGTACACATGATAGATAGTTCCCTAACCCCTGCGGAGCTTAATGTAAACAGATTTAAAGCTACGTTCACCGTGCTTTACAGAATAGCGGAAAACAGAGAGCAAGCGATAAGTGCAACAGACGGTAGACTGCAAGAAACATTAGACAAAATGGGATATAAGCTAATCAAGCACATGGAAAGTGTGGATTTGTTCGATATGCCTGTATCTTTACTTAACAGGCGTTTTGATAAGGTAAACGATGAGCTACATGTGTTTTTTGAAGTGGATATAAGGTTAAGGGACTTCCCGCCGGAGGTGATATGGCAGTGGAGGTTGAGTATACAACAGGAGTTGAAAGGGTAGAAAAGCCAAGACACTATTGTTCTTGGCTTTCTACAACCTTTATGGTTATGGTTTTTTCGCAAGGGTTGCCTACAATCTCTAAATTATGGCAATTGCCCTTTTCATCTACAAACCCACAACTCTTTGCTAATTTAAGACTAATGTTAACTGTATAACTGGAAATGTAACCGTGACCACCTTTCTTAGGAATTAGTTTCATAACGCTTTCCTTTCAAGGCTTTTAGCTCCTTTTTAAGTTTGTGCAATCGCATTACTTCCACAATATGAAAAATGCAGATAATTATTAAAGCTAAAGAAGCTACTAAGTTTATGTACTGGATTGCACCCAAGCCATCTCTTAACAAAATTCTATAAATATTTAGGCTTGATAAAATTATAAAAATAATACTCAATATTGATTCTTTCATATTTTTATGATAGACTATTGTGAAGTAAGTGAGGGGAGAATAAACTCCCCTTCCAAGTCACTTTTTGCTTTTTTGTCGTTTTCGCTCTTTTTTCTTGCGTTTTAGGTGTTTCTCTTTTCTTTCTTCTCTTATCTTCATCGCCTGCTGATAAGTTAAGAACCAACCTAGTGCAATAGAAACAAGAGCGATTACTTCACTTAGTTTGTCTAACATTTTTACCTCCTTTCTTATGTTATATTATAACATTGCGTACCGCAAAAGTCAACTATTCTGTTTTTTTATTTTTGCAAGAAAAAACCATGGTCATCCCATGGTTATCCCTTTTAATTACCTTGTCCGTATATACGTGTTATGGTTGCGTTCATGCGGGCGGCTGTTGCCCTATCCCTTGTTGATGGATTTCTGCCTAATGCGTTTCTAACACCTTGTCGCAATGCTCGCCTACCTCCACCTATATTTCCGCTTGCTCTATCCCTGTTGTAAGTAGCTCTTAAAGCACTGTCACTAAACCTGCCTTGTTCTCGCCTGTTTGCAGTTAAACCCATTTCCGGTTCCCCCTTTTAAATTATATTTTAAAAAACTATCCCTACCTTAGAGCTGCTTTTAAATTCTTGCGGTATTAACTTTCCTGTTTTTTTGTCTATTCTATCTTCAAATGCTTTACTATAAACATTGTCTGGGAGTTCAGCACATCGTTCTTTTGTCCATATGTCTAAATCTGCCTCTATTGTAAACCAACCTTGACCAGCTCTATTGATGGGAGTAGGTGCTACTTCTGTCATTTCTGAAAAATGCCACTCATACAAATCATCGCCTATTTTTTCAGCTCTGTCAAATACGAAAAGACCAAATATAAAGGCATATGTATCTTTTGTAGAACTTGAACACATCAAAAACTCATCACCTTTTTTAAGTGACTTTGTCATATGCCAACTTCTTATTTCAGTCGTTTTTGGATTATCCAAATCTTCTGGCTCAACAAAATCTAAGTACACATCGAACCTTACAGCAATAGCTTTATATTTCTTTTTCATAACACACCTCCGTTTTTATTTTTATAGCTATAATTATAGCACAAAAACCAATACTTTTCAACTCCCCAATCAAACAATTTTACCCTTACAGTCCATTCTTTTTAAAAACAGCCTATTTTCGCAAAAGAATGGACTACGCAGCATTGTTTATCTGTTATAATTATGTATACAGAAAAAGGCTCTGTATTATTAAACTCAATTTAGCACTCGAAAAAAGGAGAGGTATAATATGGATAAACTACAAATTTTCAACTTTGAAGGGAAGGAAATAAGAACAGCAATAATAAATGGTGAGCCGTGGTTCGTAGGTAAAGACATAGCGAAAAGTTTGGAGTACGCATGGCATCGAGGGTTATTTAACCACGTTCCCGATGAATGGAAGGGGGTCAATCCGTTTGACACCCCTGGTGGAACGCAGGAAATGCAATGTTTAACCGAACAGGGTTTATATTTTTTTCTAGGACGTTCAGATAAAGAAAAAGCCTTGCCGTTTCAAAAATGGATAGCTGGAGATGTTCTGCCCTCAATCCGCAAGCACGGGGCATACATGACCGAGGCAACCATGGAGAAAATCATCGCTGACCCAGACTTTGGCATAACTCTGTTACAAGCACTAAAAGACGAAAAAGCAAAAAGTGAAACTTTAGAAATAGCTCTTAACCAATCTCTGCAATTTTACACAGTTGCAAAATACAACAAAACTTTCAAAATGGGCTGGTCACTGAAAAAATGCCAAAACATAGGCAAGAAATTAACTGCATATTGCATGGCAAGAGCGATAGAGATACGAACATGCCAAACAAATGACGAGCGGTTCGGAGTGGTAAACATTTATCCGCTAACGGCGTGGGAAGGTCTTTTCCCTTTAAGTGCTTAATCATGTTATTAAACGAAATAAAACGCCAAGCCCAGATAACCGACAGTGTAATAGTATTTTTCAGCGGTGGCAAAGACAGCCTTGTATGCCTTGACTTGTGTATTAAGCACATGAAAACAGTAAAAGTCGCATATATGTACATGGTACCAGAGTTGTCCTGGGTAGAGAAAAACTTGCTATACTACCAAAAGAGGTACAATACAGAGATATTACAATTGCCCCACCCTGCTACAGTAGATATGTTACGCACGGGCAGCCTATCAGAGCGACACGCAAATATGGTAAAAGTGAGCTTTAACGATGCCTATAACTATGCAAGAAACTATTTTGATATAGGTTGGATAGCAAGTGGTATACGGATAAGCGACAGTATTTTCCGCTCCAGCATGATAAAAAACAGTGGCACAATTGACCATAAACGAAAAATAATATACCCAGTGGCACGTTGGAGAAAAAAAGATATATTAGAGTATATAAAACGCAATAGGCTGATACTGGATAGGTTTTCGCAAATAAAAGGCAATTCCTTTGGGGGGTTTATAAAATCGGAGTTAGATGTTATTGTACAGCATTTTCCACAGGATTGGCAGAAGATAAAAGAATATTTCCCTTATGTCGAAGTTATGTTAAGACAAGAAAGAGAGGAACAACAAAATGACAACTAAAACTTATAAAGTTATGATTTCTAACGGCCTACGAGGCAAAAAAGACCCAGAGGCTTACGTTCGTCAATGCGACACGGCTCTAAAAGAGTGGGCAAAACTCACCAACCTACAATATGAGCTTATTCACAACTTTCATCCTGGTAAGTATGAACGAGAAATTGCCGAACACGGTGTAACCAAAGCAAGAATCCGTATGTTAGGCAAAACAATTGTCGAAGAGCTAGCCATTGCTGATATTTTGGCATTATGCGATGATTGGTACAATTATGACGGCTGTGTAGTAGAATTTGAAGTTGCCAAACACTACAATAAGCCTATCATTTTTTTACAAACAGCGGGCTTCAACCCAATACCCGATGAGAAAATCAAATCATGAGCAAAACCAAGCACCAAGCCTTTAACGTGCAGACAGTCAACCGCTCTGAAATCAATTTTGCAGACTATAACCCCCGCAATATAGACGAGAGTAACCGTAAGCTACTAAAAAAGAGCCTAAAAGAAGATGGGCTAGTGGAAACTCTAGTATGGAACAAGAGAACGGGCAACTTATTATCCGGACATCAAAGACTATCGATACTTGACGAATTAGAGAGGGGCAAGGAATACGCCTTAGATGTGGCTGTTGTAGACATAGATGAAAAACAGGAGATAGCCCTAAATATAAAACTAAACAACCAAGCACAACAAGGGCATTACGATATAGAAGCGATATTAGACTTGTCCCAAAGCTATGACTTAGACTTAATGGGCGACTTCCACTTTACAGAATACGACCTACAAACATTTGAGGGATTTGGTGATGTATACCAAGAGCCGGAAAGCGTTACAAAGACAGCGGAGGAAACAGAAAAAATAAAAGCTGAACGCAAAAGAATACGACAAGAGGACAAAGAGGAATTTACCCCTAACTTTTATTTTATTGTGGTATGCAGGGATAGAGAGGAGAAAGACGAGATTTTCAAAAAGTGTAATGTGCCGTTATGGGAAAAGACGATTACACTTGAGGAGTTGAAACGATGGAGAGAACGATAGATAAACCAAAAGCAAAAAGCCAAGAAAAAGCTAGTCTTGGCTTTCTGAAATACAAAGTTCATCAAGTGTTACGTTTAGTGCTTTGGCTAATTTTATTGCGGTGTTGACCTTACAATTTCCATTGCGCTCTATATTCTCTATTGTACGTATAGGAACAGACGACATTATAGAGAGTTTTGCTATAGACACACCCCTGTTTTTACGTATTTGTTTTAATTTCAATATCAGCCTTACCTTTTATTAGAGAATTATATTTGCTGCGCATTTTTCGTAGTTTGATTTTCGAGTACAAAAAACCAACTATTGCAAACGCCAAATAGCAAAGTGACATTAACAGTATTAAGTTAAATATTGTATTGAGCATGATTTTATGTTAGACTGTCCTTGAGTGAGAAGGGGCATATAGCCCCTCCACTCAGTCCTCTTTACTTTCTTTACTTTCTTTACTTTTAATCTCGTTCTCTAGCTTTTTGTTTTCTAGTTCTAGCTTCTTGGACTCAAGGTCGGTTTTTCTTTTTTTGGCTCTAATATAGGATGCAGTTGTTATTGTTAATATCGAAGCTAGTAAGGTTTCAAACCAGTCTAACATAAGTACCTCCTTTCTTGAAATAATTATACCACCTTTAATGGTGGTTGTCAATACTTTTTTGAAAAAATTCTACAAAAGTAGGTGAGGTGATGCCAAAAAGAAATGAGCAAAAAGCAAAAGCTAAGAATATGTACCAAAAGGGTATGCGGCTTGTGGAAATTGCAAAAGCGTTAAATATCCCAGAGGGGACTGTGAGAAGATGGAAGCACAGCGGATGGGGCGATGGTAAAAACGAACGTTCGCTTTCGGGTAAAAAAACGAACGAAAAAACGAACGTTTTAACGACCACAAACACAGTCGACAACAGGGGTTCAAGTCAAAGGGGAGAAAAGGGAAAAGAACCGACAAATGAAAATCCTAAAACACCACACTTTCCCCACCAAGCGCGCCCAAACAACAAAAACGCTATAAAAACAGGACGCTTTGCAGATTTTTATTTTTCAGATGCGACAGCCGATGAATTAGCGATGTTAGATGCAATGAAAGTAACGGGCGAAATCGAACGTTTGGAAGCACTTGTATATAAGCAGATAATGCATGAAAAACGAATGAGCGATTTTGCGAAAGCGATACGTGATAACCCTAGCATGACGCTTGTGGAGATAGAAAAACGTATATTTACGGCGAACAAACACGGTAGCATATCGCAAAAGGTACGAGAGAGCAAAGCCGATATGTTGGAAGTGGACACGGTAGCAAAAATAAAAAGACTGATAGAAGTGGAAAACGCAATAATATATATCCAAAATTCCAGAGTACGCAACGAAGAAAAACTACACAGGATGAGGATTTTGGCAGAGCAACAACAAAAAGATGACAATGTAGTAATAAAGCTCATAAGATAGAGGTGCAGGCAATGCTAGAAATAAACCCAATGGAGCATATAATCCCGAAATTTGACGAACCGCTAAAGGATATTATAGACCATAAATATACACATTACTTGTTTAGCGGTGGGCGTGGTGGTACAAAATCCACATTTATACCAATCGCTATAATATTGCTTATATTGCTAAACAAGAACAGCCATGCAATAATATTCCGCAAGGTGGGGAACACCATACGTGATAGCGTTTTTGCAAATATTTGCTTTGCTGTTGGTTTGTTGGGGCTTTCTGATTATTTTAAAATAAAAAAATCTCCGCTTGAGGTGATATTTAAATCTACAGACCAGCGTATAATGTTTAGGGGTAGCGATGAACCTGCAAAAATAAAGTCTATACGTCCTCCCTTTGGCTATTTTGGGATAACATGGTTTGAAGAACTTGACCAGTTTCACGGACGTGAAGAAATAAGAGTAATTTTGCAATCCACAATGAGGGGTAAGGGTGGCAAGTTTTGGAACTTTGAGAGCTTTAACCCACCGAAAAGCCGTGACCATTGGGCAAACCTAGATGTGTTAAAAGAAAACAACGACCGCCTACACACAAAAGTATCATACCTTGATGTGCCTGTTGAATGGCTTTCCGAGCGGTTTGTCATAGAAGCCAAACAGTTACAAGCTGATAATCCCGTAGCCTATGAACATGAATATATGGGAGTTGCAACAGGCACAGGGGGAGCTGTTTTTGATAATGTAGTTGAACAACGGATTACGAAAGAGGTTATAAATACCTTTGACAATATAAAGCAGGGTATAGACTATGGTTTTAGTATTGACCCCGCCGTTTGGTGTGAAATGCACTACGATAAAAAACAGAAAACGCTTTATATTTTTAATGAAATATACGAAATAAGGTTGTTCGATGAAGCGTTTGCGGAAAAGATAAAAGAGAAACGGATAAACACGACAATAATAACAGCAGATAGCCACGACTCAAAAACAAACGCAAAAATGAACACATTGGGGCTTAGTGTATACCCTGCTAAAAAGGGGCCGGATAGTCGTGATTTTGGGTTCAAGTTTTTGCAAGGACTTACCAAGATAGTGATAGATAAAATTAGATGTCCGAACGCATATAGAGAATTTTTCGGGTATGAGTACATGGTAGACAGACACGGCAATTTTATATCGGAATATCCAAAAAAGAACGACCATGTTTTAGACGCAGTAAGATATGCGATGGAAAATGAAATGTTGGAAACGAGGGCAATAACAGCAAATTTGAGGTTTTACTAACTATGATACAGAAAAAAAAGGATTTTTTTGAAAATTTGGACGATAAGGCAGTGATGGGGCTTTTACAACAGATACAGCCATATTTGACCAATAGGGAAAAGTTATATAAAAGGTACAGGCGAAAACCGCACCCTGCACAGTTTATGAGCGGTATAGACAGCAGAACTCTTGTGGGCTTTGAACATTACATCGTAAATATGGCGAAGGGATATTTGGCTGGTAAGTCCCCATTATATTCCTTTGATGAAACTAGTGAAACATATACAGAAGAATATGCTGAAATGGTGGACACAATTAAACGTGTAAACGATGATTCATCTGTCTTTGCGGAGTTGATACACTCGTTTATAAGTACGGGGGCAGCGTATCTGTATATTTCTGCCGATGAAAATAATAATATAAACTACACACCGATATCAGGTAGGGGGGCAATAGCAATATACGATTATGCAATAAGACCTCGTATGACTGCGCTTTTACGCACATGGCAAGAAGATAAGGAACAGATTATGGAAATAACAACAGCAACTAGCCAACGCCGCTACAACAGCAAGGGGGAGAGTATATCGTTTGAGGATTATGATGAAAACGGCGTTTTGCGAGAACTTCATGAAAAGCAATTGTATTGGGGGGCAGTGCCTGCGGTAGCGTTTGAGCAACCAGACGGTATAGCTATTTTTGAGCCGGCTATTGACCTAATAGACGTATACGAAAATATGCTAACGAACGCCCGCAATATGACCCAATATAACGACGCAGCAAAGATAATCATACGCAACCATAATGCTCATCCAAATAAGTACATAATAGACCCACAAACAGGGGAGCAAACAATAAATCCAGCTTGGCATCAAGAAATAAAGGAAATATACGAAGCCCCTGCTATCTTCTTTCCAAACGAGGGGGATGCACAGTGGCTAATAAAACAGGTTGACTATAATGGGCTAATATCGTTTTTAAAACAGCTAGAAGAACTTATTTTTATGACCACAAGCGTGCCAAACATGGCAGACAAGCAGTTTGCGGGGAATACAAGCGGTGTTGCCCTGCGTTACAAAATGTATGCTTTAGACCAATACGTAACTACCCTAGACCGCATATTTAAAAAAGGTTATAGGCGGCTATGGGAAATAATAACCGACCGTATTAACCTACGCAATAGCACAGACTACAGTAGCACAGATATACTAATCTCCTTTGATACAAACGCACCGGACGACAGGGACGGAGATATGGCTCGTGCTATAAACGCTAAAAAGAACGGGCTATTATCCCATCAAACAGCTATAGAAATAAGCGGCGTGGAAGTTGACCCAATAACCGAGATTGAACGGATTAATAGTGAAAGTAGAGTGGAGAGTGAGCAAGGATAGGTAAAATCGGGTAGGAAGCTAGTCATTAATCGACCGACTTCCTACCCGACTTTCCCTTTTTTTACTCTCCTTCCCTGGCTTCTTGTAATTTCATGTCTACTGCTTCTGAATAGGTTTCAACTGCATTTTCAAAGCCCTGCAAGTATGCTGCTCTTGAGAGGTGTAATATTTTTTCGTAGTTGGTGTGTTCTATGCTTGCGGGGACGTTATCGATTACACTAATAACGAAATCTTCCATCCGCTCCAATGTAACCAACTTGGAGTTGTGTTCAAGTATATTTAACAAATCCGCTTTGCTTAGTTGCAGGCTGGCGAGGGTAGCTATTTTTGTTTCTTGACGGCTTGTTTGTAGCTTTTGTATCTCCCTTTTCATTTCCCTTATTTCCTGCAAAATGGTTAGTTGCCTGTTTTTTGTGATTGCTTGCATGGTTTATCTCCTTCCTTGATAGTAACCCATCTCTGCTAGTTGTAGCTGTGTATGAGGGGGTTCGGGTTCGATGAAGTCCGGTATTATTTCGATACCGAACTGTTGGCATGTCAGCTGTATTTGCTTTGCAACCTTGCGTTCATCAGAGCCTTGCTTACGCA